CTTAGTGGGAATTACTTTACTGCGTCTGGGCAAGTTAATGCACTGAGTTCAGCATCAAATAACTTCCACATAACAGGCGTTCAACTTGAGTATGGTGACACACCTTCTCGTTTCGATCATAGAAATTATTCTACTGAATTGAGCTCATGTAAGAGATATTTCGAGAAGAATATCGTTCCTCCGAACTACACTGGTATCGTTGGTGGAACATATGGGTTCAATGGATATATGTATAATGTAGAGAAGCGAGCAACCCCAGTTGTAACATATTCTGGTCTACAATATTATTCTGGGAGCACACCAACTGCATTCACCCCAAATATTGGCATTTCCACCACACAAACTTTCACCATTGGGCTGAACGGTGCAGTTGATTGGCGTGGAATTGCATCAGGGACGACGTTTGCTAACGCCGACTTCGTCTATGCTTAATGACAACATTAAAATATCGTGTAGGGAATTTACTTCTATCGGTTGATTCATTTGACGTACCGATAGAAGGTGATATATACAACTATACGACGGCAGGAATTCCAACAACAGGATTAGCAATCACTTATAATGATCCTATATCATATAACACACCAATAAAATATAATGGTGGTATAGGTGGTGGTAGTGGGTTCAGTTTTTCAGAAGGTAGAGACAAGTTGTTAGCTCTATTGAACCGTTCTTAAGCATACATATGTATTATAACTCAACTTTTCCAATAGGCAAAATAAACTTATGAGCGCTATAGCATCAAGAGCAGACCTAAAATCTTTCGCATTGAGCATGCTCGGACATCCGTTGGTTACTGTTGATATAACAGATGAGGCGATGGATTATCGTATCGATTCTGCGCTAGAATTCTTCCAGGAATATTACTTCGATGGTTCTGATAGGTTCTTCCTACCACATGAAATTACTCAATTAGATATTGATAACAAGTACATCACGATACCACCGAATATCTGGGGTATCAACAATGTTATGCCGTTCAGTAACAGCGCTGCCACGACTCCTAATATTTTTGACCTGCAATATCAACTCAGAATGAATGATCTGCGTGATTTAACCTCAACCAGCCTTATCTACTACAGTCAGATTATGGGGCATATCGCTCTGATCGATAATCTACTAACAGTCCAGCGACAATTTAGGTTCAACAGGAACTCTGATAAACTGTACATGGATATGAACTGGGAAGCTAGGCTCACGGTCGGTAGTTGGTTGATGATTGATTGCTACGCTGTACTAGACCCAGAGATCAATACCAAGTTCTATAATAACCGTGCTTTCAAAGATTATGTGGTTGCTCATTTTAAGCTTCAGTGGAGTATGGCTTATAAAAAGTATGACCAGATTCAGCTACCAGGTGGCGTCACTATCGACGGGAATAGTTTATATCAGGAAGCCAAGGGTGAGCTTGATGATATAGAAAACGACATAAAAAATAACCAAACACCATTAGGTTTCATCATCGGGTAACCATGAAAACGTTCAAAGAATTTCTCACTGAGTCCGACAAGGTGAACCCGGAACTACAATCAATGGGTGTTTCGGCAGAAGATATTCGATTATTCAAGAAATATCGCTCGGCCTCGTTACAACCATTTGTAAGGTCCGACCCGTACATGTCCTCAACCGGGCATAAGGCTGCGCATACAAGAGCATTCAATAATTTCATGCGAGCAATGGAAGTCAAGGGCTTGAATGTTGGACTTATCATTATGAAAATGAATCAAATCGCAGACTATCACGGTGTAGATGCTCTACATAACCACCCTGGAATTAAATGACACAGTTAAGAGTTAATCCTGTAGGATATGGTAACCAGAATCTCATTCTGGAGAAGCTACATGACGAAGCTATTCAAATCCATAGCGTCCCTGCTAGATATATTCCCAGGACCATGATCGCAGAGGACCTAGTCCTCGGTGAAGATCGTCTATCAGAATTCAATGATGCATATCCGATTGATGTATATATCGAGAATGCAGATGGCTTTACCGGGCAGAATTCATTCGCATCCAAGTTCGGTTTGCAAATCGACTCTGGAGCAGTATTCGTAATTTCACGTAGAGGTTGGGGCGCAGCAGTTGCGCGTTTCGGTACAACAGTCCTACCTAATCGTCCGGGTGAAGGAGATCTGATTTACCTACCAATGAATAAAGGGTTGTTTGAGATTAACTATGTTGATCACCAAGCCCCATTTTATCAACTCGGACAATACTACTCATACAAGTGCAATGTCGAACTGTTCCGCTACAGTAGCGAGAAAATCCACACTGGCGTCGATGATGTTGATTCCTTCAATCTTCTAAATACTCAGGATGTCACAGTTCGTCCAGATGCTGATACGACTAGTCGTGTTGCAGATAATAGCAAGTTCAAAGATCGTGCTACTGCTATTGTTCTCCAAAAAGATAATCCGTTTGGGGACCTATAATGTTTGAAGTAGTAAGCAAACATTCTATTATCAAGAACACAGTACTGACATTCGGATCTTTGTTCTCTAATGTGAAAATCAACCGACTAAAAACAGATGGGACCATCGGGCAGGTCATTAACGTTCCTATTACATATGGACCTAAGGAGAAGGTCTTTGTTAGACTCAGACAGGATCCAAACCTAGAAAATCAAGCCCTGATAACCCTACCGATCTTGTCATTTGAAATCACCAGTTATAACTATGACTCACAACGAGCCCCGAATAGAAATAACAAGATCGTTTGCCACAATACTGATGGTTCGGCTGCTGGTGTTTTCGTTCCTGTACCATATAACCTATCCATTAGTCTATACTTATTGACTAAGGGGACTGAGGATGGCTTAGATGTATTGGAGCAACTATTGCCACTGTTCATGCCAGAATATACAGCAACTGTCAAGGCTATTCCTTCGATGAACATTACACAGGACGTCCCATTCATCCTGAACTCTGTGACTGCCAGCGATGACTTTGAAGGAGATTTCCAGAGCAAACGACTGGTGACACATACATTGGATTTCACTGCTAAGATCAATCTATACGGTGGGACTGGTAATGCTAAGATCATTACTAGAACCGATACTCTTGTCCACAATATTGACGGGACAGAGCTTCTTGGTACCCATACTTCTACAGGCGACCCAATAACTGGAACCATACTCACGGATATTTGGACATAATGGTGAATACATATAATGGCAACCCACTCCTAAAATCCGTTGGTGTTGGCATCGGATATACCCCAGACAAGATCCAAGAGTATATCAAGTGTAAAGAAGACCCAGTCTATTTCATCAATACATATTGTATGATTGTCTCACTTGATCATGGGTTAATCCCATTCAAGCTATATGATTGCCAGATCAAGAAAATAAAAATCATTCATGAAAATAGAAAGGTAATTCTTCTCGAGGGTCGCCAACAGGGTAAAACGACCACATCAGCAGCATACATCTTATGGTATACACTTTTCAATATGAAGAATGTTGCTATCATGGCGAATAAGTCTTCTGCAGCTAGAGAAGTCCTCCATCGATATCAAATAATGTTTGAAAATCTACCAGACTGGCTTCAACAGGGTGTGAAAACATGGAATAAAGGTGATATTGAATTGGAAAATGGGAGTATCATTTTCACAGCAGCGACAACGGCGAGCGGAATCCGTGGTAAGTCTGTGAATTTATTGTACGTTGATGAAACATCCATAATCCCAAATACGATAGCCGATGCGTTCTTTGCCTCTGTATACCCTACAATCTCGGCAGGAAATACCACTAAGATCCTGTTGAGCAGTACTCCGCTTGGGTATAATCACTTCTGGAAGTTCTGGACCGAGGCAGAACAAGGAATTAATGGATTCGTACCAGTGCGAGTCAATTACTGGGAAATTCCAGGTCGAGATGAAGCATGGGCAGAAGAACAGAAGAAATTACTCGGCCCTGTTAAGTTTGAGCAAGAAATAAATTGTTCATTTTTGGGTTCATCTGCGACTCTCATCAATTCTGAAAATATTGGAAAGATGGTTCCTATCAGACCTATTCATAGTTTTGATGGATTAGATACGTTTAACAAGCCGACCAAAGATCATGTCTATGTTCTTGTTGCGGATGTAGCCAAGGGAGTTGGTGGAGACTATAGTGCATTTTCTGTAATGGATATCACCGAGGTCCCATACAAGCAGGTTGCAAAGTTTAGGGATAATAAGATCAGCCCTCTGTTGTACCCAAACGTCATCTATAAAGTTGCCAAAGAGTATAACATGGCATGGGTTCTTATTGAAATCAATGTCAGTGAACAGGTCCCACATATCCTGTTTTATGAAATGGAATATGAGAATATTCTATTCGTTGCTCGTACTAACAAGGGTCAGCAGGTATCGAGCGGATTCTCCAAGGGCACGACGATGCTCGGTGTTAACACTGATAAGAAGGTCAAGCGGATCGGGTGTGTTAACTTTAAGACTCTCGTAGAAGAGAATAAGATTCTCATTCAGGATGCTGACACCATTGGAGAAATTGGAACCTTCATTGAATCGAAGGGTTCATTTGCAGCGGATGATGGGTATCATGATGACCTTGTGATGCCATTGGTATTATTTGCCTGGTTCACGAGCAACCCATCATTCAAAGACTTCAGTGATATTGACCTAAGAAAGTCAATGTATGAGCGTAGAATGCAACAAATTGATGAAGAATTAATTCCAGTTGGTTTCTATAATGATGGATTAGAAGAAGCAGCTGAAATCTTCAACTTCTAAAACACTAAATAATGTGATACCTAATAAATAGGTTCACCAGATTATAAAGAGAAAGAACAAACCATGGCAATTCAACTATCTCCCTCTGTAGCGATCAGAGAAATCGATCTTACCAACGTTGTCCCAGCCGTTGCAACTTCTATTGGCGCTGCTGCCATTGAGGCAACCTGGGGTCCTGTTCAAGACGTGACAACTGTCGATTCAGAAAACGAGCTCGTGCGACGTTTCGGCAAACCTAAGGACCTGAATTCAGCTAACTGGATGTCCGCTGCTAACTTCTTGGGCTATTCGAATGACCTAAAGATTGTTCGTACTGATACGACCCTACAACGCAATGCAGTCTCTATATTAACCAATAGTGTAACGAATGTTCCTATTTCAACAGGTGGTTCTGGATATATTACTGCTCCTGCTATAACCATCCCAGCCCCAGAAGTCGCCGGAACCATTCCTATTATCGCTGTTACCACTGGTGGGGCTGGTTATACCGATGCACCTGCACTGGCGCTCGTATTT